GGTAGCTGTGATCGTGGTTACCGACGTGGTCCCGGTCGGGTAGGACACCTCCACGGAGTCCACGTACCCGCTCCACAGCGGATATCCGACACCGCTGTACACGGCACGGACCCTAAGCGCCTTCATCGGCCGCAGGAGGGTACGGCCGGCCGACACGTAAGGTCCGGAGAGATTCGACGGGTCGAACCTTCGGTCATCGTTGCGAAGCACCACAGCCAGGGTCCCCGCGTCATACCTGATCACCGGGGTCTGGACGTTAGACGCGCCCCGACGGGTGGTCACCGACTGCACCCACTCGGAAACGTCGGTGAACAGCGTGTCCGAGCCCCAAGTTCGAGTACCGTCCCACAGACCCCGTGTCGGGTCCCCCCACACGAGCGCGGTGCCGGCGTCCACGGAGTCCCCCAGCTCCACAATGACGCTCGGGCTGGTCATGATGCCCGCCACGACTTGCCGGACCGGCGCTCGTACTCACGGATAGCGTCCACCAGTACCAGGCCAGCTTCAGCTGGGTTAGCGGTGGGGGGAACGTTGACGGAAATGTTGTATGTGTTCCCGCCCCCGTTCCCTCCGCCACTGGCCGCTGCCACGAGGCGACGGGAAACGTCAAACGGGTACACCTGTGCGGGCCGCTGGAAGTCAACGATCTCCGGACCGCGCTCACCCACCAGGGACAGTCCGGACGCCATACCGCCGGCCGCGTGCGCGCCGGTGAGGGTGCTCAACGGCACCCCGTGCGTGTTGGTGGTGACCGAGACGGTGGTATGCACAACCTTGCCGTCCAGGGACGAGAGCATTCCGGCCATCGACGCGATCGATCTCTTGGCCGCCGCGTCATTGACGCTCACGGTCGGCTTGGGCCGCTGCTTGCCGAGATCGACCATCGACCCGATCAGCAGGTCCACCTGTTGCTTGTTCAGGCCGTGCTGAAGCGCCCAAGTGCGGAGCGCCCCGATGTCCTTGCGGGTGGCGTCCTCGCCCCGCTGAATCGACTTCGTTTCATCCGCCACGGCTTGCCCGTGGTCGATAGCGGCCTTGGCCGCGTCAATGACCGCCGACTTCATATCCCGGCCAGCTTGGGTGTTCTCGTCCAGTGCCCGCGCACTAGACCGGTACTTGGCCTCTACGCCGGCCAACTCCTCACCGGTCTTGGCGAGGATATCCTTGAACCTGATACCCGACTCAACCGCGCTGAGGTGCTTCCCGGCCAATGTGGCGAGAGCTTCCGTGAGTTGCTGCGCAGCCGTCTTCTGCTTCTCCAGCTCGCTGGTCATCTTTGCCTGCTGTTGCTCTCCGAGCACCGCAGACGCACTGGCGGTTTTGATCGCGTTCGCGTAGGCCGGGAACTTGTCTGCCACCTGTTGGGCTGTGTAACCCTGCTCTTGGAGAGTCGCGGTAACTTCTCCAAACACTTTCTTCGCCGCGTCGGGATTACCGCGCGCGAGATTGCCCAAGTCCTCATCGAACCGAGCTAGCACGGCCCCCGCCAACTCGGCTACCTTGCCTGTGTTGTTCAACGTGGCGTTGAACGAACCGATCTCGCCTTCCAGGGCCTTGATAGGCTCCTTACCGGCGGCCACCTGAATCAACTTGTCCGGCAATCCCGACATACCCGATAGGTCGATGCTGTTTACGGCCTTGTTCAGCTCGTACATCGACGCGGCGACTGCGCCGATGTACGGCAAGGACCGGCCGAGCCCCCGGAACGCCACCCCCACTGCGCCGATCTTTCCGTCAAGGCCGGAGAGCCTACCCACGGTGCCGTCTATGGCTTTCCCGGCCAGCGCGCCCGCAAGGGCGAATTCGGAGATGGTGAACGCGGCCGACTTGACTGGGGCCGGGATAGCCGAGAAGGCGTGCAACAGATTTGTCGCGGAGCTTACGGCTTGCTGCATGAGCGGCATGAACTCCGCGCCCACCTGTGCGCTGAAGTCCGAGAATGACGCCTTCAAGATCCGTTGCTGGTTCGCCAACCCCGTGGAGGTACGCGCGAAGTCGCCTTGCGCGGTAGTGGTGTTCGCCAGGATCAGGTGGTAGCGAGCTACGATCTTCTCACCCTCGGTGAGCTGCTTCGCGTTTGTCTTCCCCGTCTCAGCCATGGCGCGCTGCTGGACCGTGGCCTCGTTCAGGGCCACGCCGTACTTGCGCAGCGGCTCGGATTCACCCAACAGCCCTGAACGTAGGTCCTCCAACACCTTCGCCGGATCAACGTTGTTGAACGACGCGAGATCGCCAGCCAGCGTCACCATGCGGGTAGACATGTCCGCCGCCGGCTTCTGGCCCAGCTTCAGCGCAACGAAGAGGTTCCCGAAAGTGGCCGCCGCCTCAATTGCCTGTTGCTTGCTCTGACCGAGCGCGGTCGCGGAAGTGTCCCCGAACTTCAGCACCGCATCTGCGCTGGAGCCGAACACCTGACGCGCCTTGCTCATGGACTCGGACAGGTCCGACGCGGCGGTTACAGAATCGTAGCCGAACTTGACCAGAGCGACGCTGGCCAGCGCGGCGCCGGTAGCCACACCGGTACGGAGTGCGGCAGCCGTTGCGGACGAAGTCTTAGCGGTGTCCTGCCCGGCCTTCGTGGTCTTCTTCGCGGCGGCTTCAGCCGAGTCGCCAAGCTTCTTGAACTCCGAAACGGCGCCGCCTGTCTTGGCGTCAACCTCCACAAGGAGGCGTTCAGTGACTCCCATCTATTCACCTCCTTCCATTGAGTCGAGAAGCAACAGTAGGTCCCGGTAGGACTGCTCGCGCACCCGGTCCGGGGGCCACCCGAACCGGTGCGCGAACACCACCACCAGGTCGTCGCCTATTCGGCCATGCCCGCTTTTGGGTCGATCACGGGGATGGACCCTTCGTACTGCTCGGGCCGGTCATCCTCCATGAGGGTGACGGACATCTGCGATGGGCGCAGTGCCCCCGCGACCTTGGCGGCCTCCTCCTCGGTCATGGTGCGACGCAACCACAGCGCAACCATGATGCGCCGAGGAAGCATCTCGGACACCGGGTCCAGCCAGCCCCACTTGATGGAACTGCCCGTTTCGGCATCACACATCTCGTCCAAGGTGTAATCCTCGGAAGTCCACTCGTGGACACCGGGTCCGGCGTCCACCTTGAACCGATACACGGATGCCATTATCAGCCAACCTTAGGAATGGCCGACGCCGCGCTCCACGAACCCGACACCTTCACCGCGTCGCCGATACCACCAGTGACGCTGAAGTCCGGCAGGACGGTGCCAAACCAGTACTGCCCGTTGTTGGTGTTGCTCGGGTACAGGTAGAACTTTCGTGCCACCCCGTCGGTGGCCGCCGTGTAGGTCTGGACGGTGCTGTCGTCGTAGTACCCGCTGAACGTGCCCTTCACGTCGGGGATACCTGACACGTAGACCTTGTTCGCGTCACCGAACGCGGTCACTTCCGCCTTGTCCACGGTGAAGTCGATGGTCCATGTGTCCATGAAGGCCAGCGGTTCGGCCGTCCCGCCGCTCGTGAGAGCGACGTAGATGCGGCCGTTACGGCCGTGAATACGGGCCATGGTTACTCCTCCTTCAGCAGCCGCAGCATGTCCACGGCGTGGCGCTCGAACGTACGGTCCATGATCGCATCTCGTGCCTTGCCGGCCATCTCCAGCCGGTCATCTGGCCGGTCCAGGTAGAACCGGAGCATGTCGCCGGCCTCCTCGGGTGAGGAGAACGCCGGCAGCACGCCGAGTACCTCATCCGACTCGGGTCGGGGGTCGCGGAGGAAGAACAAGCCGCACGCGGCCATCTCCACCTCACGAGGCCCCATGGCCCACCCCCGGAGTGCGCCCGGCTCCGCTTCCCTCTCCGAGCGGTAGAGGTTCAGCCCGACCCGGGCGGAGCGGTACAGCTCGACAGCTTCGGTATTGTCCATGCACTCGTCGATCTCGTGCCCTACGAGTGTCCGGAGCGGCGAGTCCTCGGTGATCGACTGCCAATTGCCGCCCAGAAGCACGTCCAGGCCGGTGAGGTCCATCGCTTCCAGGAACGCCACACGGGAGGGATATCCGGTGCCGACGAACCCAAGATCACACACCAGCTCGGGGACGGCCGGGCCGGGGCAGTGAACGGCCGGCCGGTAAGCGTGCGGCATATACACCGCCTGACCCACAGCCTCGTACAAGTCCAACGACACCGGGTCATTGAGTAGCGACAAGTCCGCGTGAGCGGACAACACCAACTGCCGCGAGTCCTCGTACGGGGATTCGGTGTGGAGCATCACCACCTTGGTGCCGTACCGACGCGCATGGTCCAGCAGGTCGGTGTCCGCGAAGAACCCGGACACCACCAGCAGCACCTCCGGGCGGATCTTCCACAGCGCGGCCGCGAGACCGTTGGTGGCTAGCTCTATCGCCTGCGGCCCGGTGAGGGCCTTCCGGGCCTCACCCTCGGTGCCGGCGACCGGCAGCAGCACGCTGTCGTAGAAAGCCAGCCGGTCGCCGAGATTGAAGACGTGTACGTCGGCCCCGACGGCACGCAGACCCTCCACCCAACCCGTGTAAACGTCCTGAACTGAGAACTGTGGTCCGGGGTGCGCAACCAAGATCCTCATCAGAAGTCGCCCCGCGGGTAATCGATGAACGCGGTCATCACGAAGGCGTCCTTAGCGTCGTCGTACTCCCGTCGCCACTCTCCACGCCCCACGGGCTGGAGACCGGGGTATGTATCGATCGTCTCCACGATGTCGTCTTCCCGGTCCTGGCCCTCGCTGGACTGAATCGCCGGCACGTACACCCGCACAACCAACAGCCAGTCCGTGGGCTTGATCCCGTAGGTAGCCACCGTGACGGTATCGCCCGTGATGACCGGCGGCTCGTAGGACAGGACAGTGACGGTCGGGTACGAGGCGAGAGCTGTGGTGATCTTCGCGGCGAGATCGGCCCGCGCGCCCTTCAGGGCGGTCATTTGATCCCGAACTTCCTGGCGACAGCGCTCGACAACACGCCGCGCCACACCGCCTGAGCTTTGGGGCCGTACGTGTCCACCGACTTACGCCACGGGTGCTTACCCCGCGTACCCGGATGCTTCACGACCTTGCGGTACCCGATACCCGGTATCAGAAGCGTCTTACGGGTACGGAACCGGGAACCCGACCGGGCGCCGCGCTGCTTCGGCTCCACGTGCGCCACGGTGTCCGACTCGATCAGTTGGTACGGGCCAGTGGCCATGACCACGAACCGCCCATCCCGGTTCTCGTTGTACCGGACCCCGATCCGAGCGCCCCTGCGGCCCCGGTTGAGCCGCAGCGCCGGGGCCGCCTCTCGCGTGTTCGCCAGTGCCGTTGCCTTCATGCCCTGGGCTACCTTCAGGTTGGCGTCCCGAGTCGCCTTCCCGAGATCTCTCCCAAAGGATCGGGCCTCAACCGCAAAGTCCAACAGCGACTTGCTCACGCGACACCCCAAACCCGCACCGGGGCCGACTCCAACATGTTCCGGACCGTGTTCGGAAGCCCGGACACATCCGGAATGAACCCCACATCACCGTAGGTGCTACTTCCGTGGGCCTGCGCCTGATTCCACCAGT